CGTTTTGTGGGACTGTCCAACTGCCACTACCCCAGTACACATCGCCAACTTTTTCCCAGTCGATGACTCTACTGACAATGGCATTAAGTATGTTCCCTAATCTGCTCATATGTTCTCCTTTCTATAGTCCAAGTGCTGTTTCGAGTGATGTGAGTTCGGTGTCTGTTATTACGCAGGCGTCTACACCGAGAAGTCTGTAATAACTTCCGTCGTACATAAAAAAGGCGGTGTCACCTGCTCCGATAACTCCAGCCTTTAATGTTGCTCCCTCGTGGTATATCCGCTTTGCTCCTTTGCTGTTGACGTTCAGGTACGAGCCCGACGGTACTGCATAAGTGAATTTTACGGCGATTATTCCACCTTTTACGAGTTTGTAGTCTGCCAGCGAGACAACTCTTGTGCTACCTGTTGTGGTTGATGATGTGCTACAAGTACCATAACCGTTTCCTAATGTTTCGTTGCTCAATGCTCCTACTCCGATTGTTCCGTCCGGAAGGTGAAAAGTCGCACCTTCCATGACATCCTCTTCGGTTACTGTGTCTGACGTTAAATCTATCAGCACATTACCGTCATATATAACTTTGTTTACATCAGTCATAGGACCACCTACCCGATAGTTGCAGTGTAGCCACCTGCCGCATTGAGCGTTTCCGTGTATGGAATTGGATTGACCGTTACCTGTGACAGATAGTCATAGCCCGAATCAGGTAAGATGATCTGCTGTGAAGATGTCGGTGTTGCGGTCTTTGCCTGTGCTGTTGCTCCCTCACCTGTGTAATTACCGGTTACACCGAGTATCTGTACTCCGTCTTTGATGTTCCCGGCGATTATCTTCGCCTGTTCCGTTGAATCGATTTGGACTGATCCTGAGCCATCGTGGAAACCAGTAGGCACCTGATATACCCCTGCCACAGTATCGATTACTCCTGTGACCGCTCCGTTGTTTACCATTGAGCCTGTTACTTTAGATCCTGAGACATAAGCGGTCTTGCCTGATATGATTTCGCTTGCCGCCGCTGTTGCGTCCGAAGTATCGGCGTCATAGGTGTTTGAGCCTGTTAGTATTGCTCCTGACCTGTCGTGGAACGTATAACCTGATAGCACCTTGTCGGCTTCAACCGTATCGCCTGTTAGGTCTATCAGGGTATTGCCGTCATACACGACCTTGTTGATAATGTTCGGCATAATTCCCTCCTATAAAATCGTTGCTGTATATCCGCCCTCGGGATTTGATACCTCCGAATATGGCGTTTTGTGTACTGTGAAGTCCTCAAGCATACTTGTCTGCGCTGTCGCAAATACCTGTTCCTCAGATGATGGCGTTGCCTCGTATGCTCCGTCATAGGCAGGATATTCAAGTTCGGTTATTCCGCCCTGTGATACCTGGACTATTTTTTTCTTTGATCCGGTAGAAATGGTTTTTACATGGATCGACGTTTCGCTTGAGGCTTCAGTTATCGCGCGCTGAACATCAACGTCCAGCTCCTTTAGGTTGTTTGACATATCGAGCCTCCTTAATGAACAAGATCAATCTCCCTGTCTTTTCTGTCTGCAATCTCTATGGTTGCTTCTTCCCAAAAGACTGTCTGATCCAATGAGTTGAGCCCCTTTATCTCAAGACTTGCCTTGCCCTTTTTGAAGTTCCTCGTTTCGTCCTCATCAAGAGGGAGTGTTATGACTGTACCGGAGACTGTCATATCGTCGATTTCCCATTTCTTTACCTGCTTGCCTTGAATCCACATAGTCGCAACAATGTTCTTGAAGTCAGAGACATCAGAATCAAAGGTTATCTGAATCGGTATATTTGTTCCTTGTATAAGCATTGTTGCCCCTCCTATAGCCCGAGTGCTTCCTCAAGGGCTTCTATCTCGGCAATGGTTACTCCGCACGTTTCAAGATTGGTTGCCCGTGTTTCAAGACTTGTCGCCCTGCCTTCTAGATTCGTTGCCCTTGTCTTGAGAGCATTGTCTGCAGCGTTGAGATTGTTTATTGCTGTTTGAACCGTCTGCGCTATACCCATAAAGAAGGTCCCTTCATAGTCCTCCATCAAGAGTTTCGCAACATCAGAGATCGCATTCTTGTAACTTATCCCGTTTTTATCGATCGCCCTCAAGAAGTCCTGCTCAACATCCATGTCCATGTAATTTTGAGACAATAGCGTATTTTCTAATTTGTCGGCCATAACAACCTCCTACTTAACTCTGTGCCATTCGTAACTGGGGGATGTGCTTTTAAGCTCCCATATTCCCCCAAGTTCCTTGTTTGGATTGTATTTATCGTTTGATGTGTAAAACAGCGATCCTACAGGGAGCACCCTGTCGATAAGGCTGTTTACCATCTTCTCAAGTTGTGGTATCGCCTCGCTCGGCGACTGTCTATCAAGAATGTTCATGTTATCTCCTGTTTTTGCTGTAGTTGCCCATCGTATAAGTTTTGATTATCTGATCCAATGAAAACCCGTCGTTATATCTGCTGTTTCTGCAAATTATCTGAAGCCTTTTGTACTTCTTGACTTTCTTTCTTACGATCAGATCCCAGGGCAGCTCTGATGTCCCTGCCGGAAGTCTGCCTATTTCTACCGGATCTCTTTCATCAGGTCTCAACACAACAACCACTTCATTTCCATGCTCAGGAAGAAGTGATATTACAAAACCTTTTTTCGTGAGATTCTTATAGAAATGGACTGCCTCATCATCGTCAGCAATCGTAGACCATTCAGCGGATATAGGCACTCCGTCCGCAAGGGAGGCTATTCCATCGACAATATCAAGTATGGTATAACTGTTTTCCCCGTATCTTACGGTGTCGCCCTCTTCCGCGTAGCCTGACAGGACTAAGAAGCGGTTACTGTTTTCATCGGTTAGTCTGTTGTTGTCTATGTCGAGGATATAATCATTTTCCCCTGAAGTTCCTGCAAGGTAGGTTATATCTACAGTTTTGTCTACAATAGGCGTGGTTGAGGTCCATTTTTCGCCTGTTGCAACGTAATCGTCTACATAGACAAGTTGCTCTTTCTTGTCTCTGAAACAACACAGCCTGCCTCCAAAGTCCGTGAAGTACAGCGTCTCGCCCATCTTCGCAAAACACTGAGCCGGTATGTTGTCGAGATAGTAGCACTCATACTGCAAATTGGTTTTCTCGTTTGCCCATGACGATTTCTGAGCGCCATCAAGCACATAGCAATGATTGTTTATCGCCAAGTAATAGAGCCCCTTATGAACAAAACTGATCGCATTCTCTAGATGTGGTTCTGCGGTCAGTCTCTTGTTTATATAAAAGCTCCTGTTGCGTATTTGCTTGTTTACGTCGGTCTCTGATATGTCTATGCCGGCTACGCCCTTTTCGGACAAGAATAAAGGCTCCTCATTGAGTATGTTGAATGCTCCGTTGGATATGGCGCCTATTCCATTTACGCTCTGCTTTACTGCGTAAGTGGTTTCTTCCTCAAAGGATGTAGGATATGCAAGATACACAGAGGCCCCTGATCCACGACCCTTTTTTACGATTCCGAGATAACTGCCGACCTTTTCAAGCCCCATTACCTCGTTGTCGTCTGCCCCGACTTCCATGTAATTGAGGTCAGGGAAATATGCAGGGTTATTGGCAGCACAATACCAAACTCGGTTTTTGTAGTCTTTTGCATTGTTTGACGCGAGAAATACCTGATTGTATATGTTGTTACCAAATGTGAGCGCCTTTTTACACGTTGCAAAGGCGTCTCTTGCAGACTGTACGCTTACATCTGCGTAACTCGTCTTTATCCTTTGGTAAGTTCCATACACTTCAAAAGCAAGCGTTGTGTATGCGTTTTTATACTGGTGCTCGATATATACTGTTTTTCTTGACTCCGTAGTAGCTTGTGCCCAATAAACGCCGTCTCTTTGCCACGCCTCGATCGTTTCTGTGGTTGTTTTCTTGCTGTCGGACGCTTCACTAAATATCTCTTCTTTTGGAGTGATTTCAACATACGAGTTGTATGCACCCCACTTAAGGTCAAAAGAATCTGTTGAAGCAAATTCGCCCGTATGGTCTGACATGAGAACAAAATCAGACTGCCTGTAAATATCATTCACTTCAAGGATCTCAGAAGTTAGATCGTTGCCCTCTATGATGAGTTCCCAATCTGTTGTGTCCTCATATACAGTGCTTACTACCACCCATTTCTTTTTTGATGAGTTATATTTCTCGTTTACAACTGCGCGTCGATACCTAATCCATCCGCGTTGAAACTTTCTTTTGCACGTGATTTTACGTGTCTCGGCGCTAAGTATAGTTACAGACGTTCCACCCTCAGGCGTATAAGTGATCCGCACATTACCTACAGTTGACGCCGGAGGTTCTTTGCCCTGCGTAAACTTGACGGTAACGTTGTTGTCTAAAGACCACGGATAATCTTGACTGTTTCTCGGTATGTTCTCCCACTCGCCCGATATTTCGCTCAAAATCTGAACGGATATATCGTCCTCGCTGTCAACAAGATTCGGCAGAGCATAGTCTGTAGTCCCGTCGCCAAAGTATTCAATCGTTCTTTTGTCAGTAAGAAGATTGAGTGAGTCAAGGGCAGTACCTACATGATTGGATGGTTGCGCTCCGGTTATCACAGTCGGCACATAAGGCTCTACTGCCATGAAGTAGTAGTCCCCGTTTTCGTTCTCACCAAATCTATACAGATCATTTCCGACGAAAGCGTAAAAGCCTGATGTTCCACCGCCCTCAAAGAAGAACGCCCTGTTTGCGTCCGCTTCGAGCTGTACCTGCTGGCTATCTATCGTTACGAAAGGCGGAAAGGCTCCCGATGTACCGGCATCTTCATCATATAGTTCAGCAAGGCTCAGGCTCGTATCATCGTCTTTGATCCAAAACACTCCCAGTGAGTTGAAAATCATCAAAAAGTCATGCCCATCATAAGTGAAATAATGCGTCCTTTTGGGGATCACTTCTCTCACTCCAACAAGTCCTGCTGCATTAGCAAAGTCCTGAACGTCAAACCTCACTTTCCAGCCTGTCCTTTTATATGGTCTCCCGTCCAAGTCAGGGAGCATATTAAGACCTGTCGGCGAGCGTCTTTTATATACATTGGAGGCGTCGTCAGTAAAATCTACGCCTTTGAAATTGTCGTAAACCGTTGTATATCTTTTCGGTTCGTCAGGTACATTTACTGGCATTACATGCCTCCGCTTAATACTCTCATTCTCGGTTTAGCGTTCACAGTAAGGTCGCCCTTTTTCTGTTCGTAAAGGTTGTAATACTGTGCCGCTTTTACTGGTTCGTCCTCAAGCCATATGTAATAGCTCGCAAGTAGTGGTACAAGGTGATGGGTTTTCTTCGGAAGTGGGATCTCCTGATCTCCCTGTGTCCCGTCGTAGTTTTCGTGTGCCACTTTGTAGAACACCCTGATATTCAGCACTTCATCCTTGCCTATATCCAGTTCGTCAACATTTATGACAATCGTATCATTTGCCTCTACTTCGTAGTCGTTGAATCTCTTGTATGTAGGCGTTTCTTCGTTCTTTGAAACAACCGAATACAAAACAGGTGTGTCCGCAAAATCAAGGAAGTTCTCGTCTATATCCGGCATGGTTATGTATAAATAGCCCTCTTCCTCTTCGGTTATCTCAAACTCATACCGCTCTATGATCGGAGCAACTTCTAAATTGATCTCGGTTATTGCTCTATTTATGTTATTGGGGACAAGGTCTCCAAACTCTAAAACTTCAGAATCGTCCGAAAAACCCAGGTCCCTTATGTTATTTACAAGTTCCTGATAGGTCATTGTTATTCACCTTTTTTCTTTGGTGCTTTTTTAGTGCTTTTCTTGCCCGTCTTCTTCTTTGGCTTTTCTTCAGCTTTATCTTCAGCCTTTTCTTCAGGCTCACTGATCTTTTCAAGGTTTTCCCTGTTCTCCGCTACCCTGCGGTCAAATTCGATACGTCTTTGGCGTATCATCTCTCTTACTTTTCTGCTTGACATATAGCCCTCCTATAGAGATAAGGGCAGACCCCGAAGAGCCTGCCCCCTCTTTGCACTATCTCATTTCGTATCCAAAGATGGATAATTTGCTTGCTGTCGCTTCGTTGGTAGTGACTGTGATTTCCCCAGTCTCATTATCAACGAATCTTGCAGAATCAAGCCAGATTATGCTTATGCCTACAGCGGCTTCTACAGCAAGGTCCTTGACTCCCTGATAGGAATTGCCTGCCTTGAAAGTCACTGTCTTAGCAGCTGAATCTTCGTTATTGATAACAAAGATGGTCTTATGGTCTTTGAAATCTGCAGGGATCGTGATCGTGTCAGCGCTTGTGATGTACTCACCGGTCAGGGCACCTGAGATAACATTAGGTTCCCAACCGTTAAGCTGCTTGCCCGGATCTGCTGAATTGTAGTCCTGTCTCTTGATAGGTACAGTTACTGTTGCCATCTAGTTCACCTCCCTTACTTGTAAACGTTCAGATCGATGATCTGCTTCGGAGCGACAACTTTACCATCGAACAGCGTATAGCCCTTTACAGCGTCCTCAAACGCCTTGTCAGGTCTATATCCCTCCTGATGGGTGTACGGATTGACAAAGGCAAGTGCTTCGTCAGTCTTGAGCTGGATGTGATATACATCGTTGTTAGATTCCGTTGCGTGATATACGTTGTTGGACTCTTTCAGCTCGATTCCGCCGTATCTACCAACACGACCGTTGGCGAGCATTGCGGAGTTGTCCGTATCAAGTTCAACATACGCTCTCTTGAGCATCATGATGAACCACGGAGGGGCTGTCAGCGTGATCTTGGTGTCTCTTGATACGTTGTTGTTGAGCAGCTTCAGATAAGCGTCGTCGATAGCGTCGAGGATCGCTACTGTTGAGTTGGCTCCGTCAACCGTGATCTTCGTTCCGCTCTGATATGCAGTCACAACATTGTCGCTGTTTACGTGCATACCGGCGATAAATGTGTCGATCTCTTCGGCGATCTTGTCCTTTGCCTTGGACATATACTTGCCCATGAGGCCGGAGCCGCCCTGTGCCTGTCTCTTGTCAAGGTCGTCCACGAAGAAGTGGAAGTACCTGATCTCGTTGATAGGCATGTAGATTGAATTACCGCTTACTTCCTGAGGATCGTTGAGCTTGTGCAGCTTACCATCGTGCCAGGACTTGATCTCTACGTCGCCAAGTCCGAGGATTCTTACGCCGTCACCCGGCTTTTTTGCGTCGCCCTCATATGAGTGGTTGCAGTTCTCTTTGAAGACCAGTTTCTTGTCAAGGTCCTCCATGAACTTTGCAGACCACACTTCAGGCTTGAATTTCTGAAATGACATCTTTCTCTCCTATTCCGCCTGTAGGAGATTATTTGTTTCTCTCCCACGAGGCTAAAATCTTCTTGTAGTTTTTTCTCTGCTGTTCGGGAGACATAGCGTCAATTTCAGCTTCGGTGAAGTAGTCTTTTTCGACTGTGCCTGTGGCCACCTTGCCTACCGCTTTGGGCGGCTCGGCCTGATTAGCTCTTTCCTGTGCTTTTATTGCCCAGTAGGCACGTTCAGGAGAAAGTCCGGCAACTATGTACTCAGGATATTCGGGCCCCAAGTCCTCTAAACTCTTGAGGGATGGGTCGATTTTCCTGAGGGCTTCAAGGTCGGCCTGCATGAGCCTTTCGCTCTCGATTTCTCCGACCTGCTCTTCGAGTTGCTGGATTCTTAAATCTTTCTCCGCATTCTCCTCAGCAGCTTCCATTTCCGCTTTGATCTCGTCTTCCGACATACCTGTAACTTCTGCCAAAGCCTTGATTTCCCAATCTTCATTGCCGGTAAGGCGTGAAAATGCGTCGTCTTTGGCTTCGGTTTGGGCTTGTACCCTTTCGAGCTCCGCCCTTGCGTCACGAGCCTCTTTCTGCGCTTCTTCCATCTGCCGCCTCATAGCGGCGAAAGATGCGTCAGCTTCAGTTTTGTGACTGTCCGATTCGGTTTCTTCGGCCTCGACCTCCACCTCTTCGGTTTCGGACTCAGGTTCGGCGGCTTCCTGATCTTCTACGCCTGTTTCCACGACTTCTTCAGTCTCGGCAGGTTCAGCGACCTCCTGCATTTCTGCGCTTGTGCTTTCAAAATCGCTCATTGAAAACGTCCTTTCTTTATTGATTTGTTTATTAAAAAAGACGCTTTATTGCGCCTTTAATAATCTGGTGGGACAGGCAGATGCAGTTACCTGTCCCTATACGTGAGGAATGAGATGTAGTTGTTTACATTTCCGGTGGAGCTTCTTCAGGTGGCATTTGAGCCATCATCTGTTGCTGTTGCTCCTGTTGTTGTACTTTTCTTCGTTCCAAGATAGTCTCAAGGGCATGCTTTGGAACAGGTGATGTGTCTGTCGCCAGTTCGCAATACTCCTCAAGAGTTATGTGTCCCTTTTCAAGCAGTCCATCAACTACCTGTTGCTGGGCTTCTCGTGTGAACGAATTGTCTTTTGTAACATCTATCCTTGTAATTGGTTTTATCTGATCGAGTTCTTCTGCCGTTATTTCTACCGGCACGTCCTCCTCGCTCGTTTCCATTTGTTGCTGGCCTGTAACAGGATCAATTACCGGTTTTCCCGTCATGGGATCGATAACAGGTTTAGTAACAGGCTTATTCATTACGACAGTCATGCCATTAGGGCTGAATACCTGCCACAGTTCTACCCACAAATTGGCCATATCTTCTACGAACAGCTGCAAATTGGCCACGGTATCGTCGTGCATTGACTGTGCTTGGTCGTTTACCGCTACGATTGCTGAAGCGGCTACTCTCTGCAGGTCGATATTACCCATCGTGGTATCGCCTGATCCTGAAAGTTCCTGTGTTATTTCGATAATATCGTCCATCAAGCTCTTCGGCTCACCACTTGCCGTAGCAGGATTCAAGTACGAAACAGCTTGATTTACGCTTTGCGCTCCTCCTGCGGTGACTTCTATCGGCATACCGACTTTCATTAGATCGTCAGGATTGGCCACTATGGTCGAGTCATATGCCATTCTAGGATAGGCGGTATTCTTTGTTGTCATTGACCGCCTTGCAAGAGTCTTATTTATCAAAATCTGATTCGGTATAAGCCCCTCGACCTGGGACACGCCTCTTGCGTCGTTAGGAAACTCTTCCCATGAGAATTTTATGACCGGATATAAACTTAAGGCCCGTCCTTGTTTTCCGTTTGCTCTTTCAACAAGGCTCGGCTCGCCCTTTATCGGCCTTTCATATTCGACCATCGCGTTACGCGTGCACTTTGCTACGTACACAACGTCTCTTTCACCTGTTTTGATCTCGGTGCCCACACGCACACCGTCAGACTCTTCCCACACAGCGCCTGTAACCGCTTCGCGCTTCTTTTCCAAGTGGGTTATCATGGTAACCTTCATTGAGTCCGACGAATCGGCAGCCTCGACCTCATCTTCGTTACCTAAAAGGTAATCAGTGTCGCGATCAGGCCTTATTAGTGCGATCTCCTCTTCAGGAATGCCGTTTTGACGAGCCATTTCCTTGACTTCTTCTACGCTCCGGCGCTCCTGAATGATTATGTACGGCTGTCTTTGTATATTGGGTTCCGATTCATCACCGTACAAAATGTCTGTGTTGAGTAGCGTCTGAACGTCCTCAACGTCTCCTGTGGGGAAATATTGAAGTCCGTCACCGGTTATGTTGCCGTGTTTGACGGATCTGCGGCATAAAACATCCTCGTTTGCCTTTTCCCACTTCGCAGAGAACATCTGAGACAATTTTTCGTATATCGGCTGTAATTCAGCTCTCCCGTCCATGTCGGAGTAGTTTACAGCCATTCTGTTGGTATAGATCGTAGTTACTTTACGCATTACGTTGGGATGAATGAAGTTCAGAAACGGTAATTCTTCACCGTCTGCCTGAACGCCCTCCCATTGTTTGCCCACAAAGAAGTTCCAGCACGTATTCATCCTGTTTACAAGGTCTTTCGTGTCTAGATACTCTTTGCCTTTTTCGTATCTTCGCCAAAATTTACTTTCCATCTACCTTGACCTCTTCCTGTCCTCTTGAAGTCCCGTCGTATCTATCTATGTTTGCAAGTATCTGATATGTCCTGTCCTCTTCAGGCGTCATTTTCGGCTTGACTTTCTTCTTCGGGAGGTTGAATGTGGTCGATTCTGTCTCTTTGGAGACCTCCTCGGGCTCTTCAGCGAGCCTTATACCGAATTTCACCGCCTTTACGTAGAAATATGGGCTTATCATTACATAAGCCGTCAGAACACAAATAAGGACGTTACATAACATTGATCCTGCCTCCTACATCTATCCGTTTTTTTGGCTTATTGGCCGGGAGCATCCATCCAGTAGCCTCTTCGAGCTTTCTCATTACCTTGTTACCGTTCATTGAGACAAGTCTGTTGAGTGCCTGGGACATCGAGTCAACCATATCGTCATGTTTTCCATTCGGAAATGAAGCACATTGGTCTATAAACTCCCATGTAAAGGTTTTATCTTTCGGTAAATACACATTCCCGGCCTCTATCTCGAAAGACACAGCTGAAACTCTAGCCTCTTTTGACTCTCTTGGGTGTACTGCCACTACTCCGCCGACGGCTCTTTCTTTCAAAACCTGAATTATCGCCGATCCATTGGCTTTATCTTCTATCAGTGTCATGTTGGCCTTTGGATGACGGGCTTTTAACATGCGGATCTTGTTTACTGTGGCGGTAAAATTAAGGTGCTCGTTCACCAAATCCACTAAATATATCCTTTGTCGCTTCTTCCCCCATACAGTTATCGCAACATAGTCGTTGGACTTTTCGTCTTTGAATGCTGCGTCAACACTTATGAGCATTGAGTCGAAGTTCATATCGCCGTTTTCGTAGTCTTCGACCTCGTAAAACTGCCACCAGTCCCTTTTGAGCATATTACCCTCAAGGGCTGTAGGTCTTCCCTGGTACAGAGCATTCCACGATCTTAAGCCTTGTTCTCCGGTGTGAGTGGCCTTAAATGATTTTAGCCAATCGTTGTCTTTTCCGATCTCAGGACACAAGGCCTCTCCGACTTCTCGCCCTAGTGGATCATTTTCTTCCGCCTCGCATGGCAAGTTAAGTAAAGTTACATACTCGCCATAGTTTTCTATCAGTCTGCCGGCCAAATCATCTTCATGCCAGCGTGTCATTATCAGGATTATCTTCCCACCTGCAGAAAGCCTTGACTTAATCGAATCCTCAAAATCGTTCCACTTGGTTTCCCTGTTGGACTCTGAGTCCGCCTCTATACGGTTTTTAACAGGGTCGTCTATGATTATTAAGTCCGCAGGGTTTCCTGTGATACCGGCTCCATATCCTGCCGATTTCATGCCGCCACTATGCCCTTTTATCCCAAAGTTCATGGCAGCTTTCTTGTCAGGGTCTACCTCAGCCCCGAATATATACCCGAACTCTTTGACTTTATTTAGGTTCTGAAGCCCAAATCTCCTTGACAGATCATCACCATACGATACCTGGATGACATTCTTATCAGGGTTTCGCATTATATACCAGCTCGGAAACGTCGCTGTGACTGTTTCGCTCTTGCCGTGCTGCGGAGGCATATTTATTATCAATATTTCCAGTGCCCGCCTGGTCTGTCTTGTTACAAACTCCTGCACGCTCTCGCACAAGAACTTATGGACCTTAGACGGAATCCATTTCAGCTCTTTATGCCCGTGGTTATGAACATAGTCGCAGTAATACAGGTAGTTGGCCTGTATGTTTTTTAGGTAGGTCTCTTGTATATCCATTGCTTAAAAAATTATGTAAACTCTATGAAGTGGCTATTTTTAGCGATTTTGTATTTTTTCGCTGGGTGTTTTCCCGTGTTTTTTCGACACTTCCCGTTTACATAATCTGCTTTTTTATGGTTTTTTATATATTTTTTCGCGTGGTTTGTTTTTCGCGTCTTGTTTTGGGGAGGCGCACGTTCGAAAGAGACTCACACAACAAGACAAACACTCCACCACACCCCCCACGCGCTGGGGACATCGTTTTCTTGCGTCGCGCTGTCTGACCGGTGCCGGCCACTCCCTCCCTCTCTCTCTTCTTTTTTTCTCGTACTCTCTCACCTATGTAGGCGGTGGGGAGGGGTGCATTGCCCTATCTTTTCCCTAAATGTACTTTTTAGGAATAGTTGCCGAAACAGCCTCAACCATTGAAATCTAGCCGTTTAGGCGTCTTATTGCCTCTTTTGCCTCTTCCAGTGTAGCAACATTGTTAATCACTAATGTGTTGTTTGTCCTTGTTTCTGTGGGTTGATCCTGCCAACCAAACGCCGCTTTCAAGCCGAATATCGAGCCGGCAGGGTTGCCCTTGTTTGTGTAACAGTTAGTTTCAAGCTGCTCTTGGACGCAAGCCAGCGCGCTTTTAATAATCTCTGACATTGGACGAAGAAGTACCACTACGCCAATATCGTTGGCAACTTCTGAGCCCTCCAGTTGATCATCTATGTTGTGGTCTGCCATGTACTTATACAATTTATAATCTGCTTCCCCGTTCTTATACCGGTAAAAGGTATCGTGTCCCATTCCTGAGGCCCGGATAATACCGGCAATGGTTACTGGCTGCCGTTGCTGCTGTTGCCCTTCTATATAACTAATAAGGTTGTCTCTTAGTATTGCCGCGTACTCCTGGCCGTATCTGTTGCCCTTTGCGCGATCTGCTGCGATCTTCTTATATTTCTGTATTTCCTGGCTGCGATCCTCCAGGTACCCGGATAAGCTCGCCAGTTGTTTATCTGTTGGTTTGTGTGCCATTGCTCCGGCCTCCGGTATCTGTTGCCCTGATTCCTGATCTTCTCCCGGTGTTATTCCTTTATAGCTTGCCGCGCTATCGCTTGGCCTACCCTTGCGGCGATCTTCTCCCAGGTTGCCCCGATCTGCTGCCGGTTCCTGGTCCTGATCTGCTGCCGATCATGGCCGCAAGGCATAAAAAAAGGCGGCTATAATTGCCACCCATCGCCGAGATCACCCCGGCATTACTCCATTATATAACGCGCTTGCTTGCGCTCTTTCACGACTATATTATATCACTGTCTAAGCAATTTATTGTAAAAACTTCACGCAAAAGATCATTGAAATTTCAATGGTTTGCGAGATCGTGAGAAAAAAATATAAAAAAATTATAAAAAAGGGGTTGACACGTTAACGTGTAAGGTGTACTCTATACTTGCCACAAGGCAAAACCGAGGCGCACCGCCTCATTAAAAAATAGTACAAGTTAACGTGTCAAGGAGGTAAAAACAATGGCTAAGAAAAACACCGAGAAAAAAACAGTTGCCGAGATCGTAACGCAGAGATTCATTGACGCACTGGAACAGGAGCAAATCCCCTGGCTGAGACCCTGGGACATGTGGACCAGCTGGAGCCGTAACACCGGCAACGATTACCAGGGCGCTAACCTTCTGACCCTCAGCGGCGGCGAGTATGTCACTTTTAAGCAGGCCAAAGAAGAAGGAATCAAAATAGAAAAAGGCGCAAAATCTGAAATGATCGTCAAATATACCGAATACAAAAAGACGATAAACAAAGAGGACCTGAACAAGTCAGAGAACCTTTTCAGATATAGGACTGAAGATATCGAAGACCTGGGCAACGGTAAAGTTAAAGTCCCGGCACGATCAGTTAGATATTATAACGTCTTCAACGTGGAAGAGTACACCGACGCCGAAATCAAACACCAGCACGCCAACGCGCGCCACGAATGGGACGCAATCGAAAAGGCGGAAGAGATCGCAACCGGATATATTGAAAGGTCAGGGCTTGAAGTCAAGACAGCAACCAACCAGCCATGCTACCACCCGATAGGCCACTACATCGAGACCGGACGCAAAGAACAGTACACGAACCCAGCAGAATACTACAGTACGATGTTCCACGAAATGATTCACAGCACCAAAAAGGCACTGGGAAGACCTCAGGCAGCGCGCCAGGGCGACAAGACCTATGCCAGGGAGGAACTTGTGGCCGAGATCGGAGCCGCCTATATAATGAGCTACCTCGGAATCGAGAGCGACTACACCATAGAAAACAGCAAGGCGTATGTTCAGAGCTGGATCAAGAACCTTAAGGACGACCCCAACGCGATCCTTTGGGCAGCACCTAAGGCAATAGAGGCGGCCAACCTGGTAATGAATATTCACTAAAGCAAGTAAGCCGGGCCCGGCGGCTAAACCGGGCAAAGGAGGGAAAGATGGAACCTATGACAACCGGACAATGGATCGTGTTATTCGCACTCATGGCCTTTATGGTCGTAATGTCAGGCGTAGAAGCTAGAGAATATAAGAACAAAAAGGAGATAAAGAAATGAATATCAGGGAAATGATAAACGAGTATATGGCAGCAGTTGGCAACCTGGCAACGATAACCCAGGAGCCGGAGGGCTGGACCCTTGAGACAACAGAAGACACCACAACAGGATTAACAGATCAGGAACTAATCGAAATAATGAGCGAGACAATCAGCCGGAATATATACCTAATCACTCGCGACGAATACGAGACCCTATACAACGCCGACGTTGACGGGGAAAAGATCGACTACAGCGCAGAAGTTGACAGATTCGACAATTCAATGACAGACAGGGAAAAGGCCATGCTGCAGATGTATTGTCAGGAGGCCCAGGACCTGATCACAAGCGACAGAGAAGCCGCCGCATTTATAAGGGCGTGCGACCTTATGAAAGGGCCGGGGATCGAATACGCCGGGCACCTGTTCGAGCTGATCAACGGGGAAATGGTTATAGATCATAAACCTGTAAAGGTGATCGAAAGCAAAAGCCACACGTACAAGATCAACAAAAGAAGCATATCAGCACAAGGCGGAGCGCCTGGACTATATAGGTTCATTGAAGAGCTGGCGCAAATGGACTTTGGCCGGGTATGGGTCAAGGCCATAGCAGATGGAGCCGCAGCACTGTAAACGAGGAGGGCAAAACATGAACGCGCAAATACTGAGGGAAAGAGTAGCCAACGACATAAGCTCCCAGGGAATACCATACAACGAGGCGCTGGAAATAATGACGACCTGGGGAATGTTCGACAACTGGGAGGAAGAAGAGTTGTATACAAGGCCGGTAAACGTTGACGAGCTGGCCGACTGCATAGCCGAGGCACTATAACGATAATGCACAACCGAGCCCGGCGGTATATCCGGGCAAGGAGGTAAACAATGAAACTTTATAAGCCAGTATTCACTAACAAGTGGGAGATACACGAAAAGGACAGCGAGAGATTGAAACCAATCGGAACCGGCCGAGAAGATGTAACCGACTGGACACCGCAGGCCGGACACTTCGGGAATATATACCGAAATGAGTTTTTCAAGACCGAGGCAGCCGCCAGGCAGTGGATCAGCAAAGAACCAGTGGACGAAAGCGACATATTCAGATTTTAGGAGGGAACCATGGCAATAAATAAGGCAAAGCAGAGACAGATAAAAGCATACATCAGGGCATTAGATAAACTGATCGAGGAACCGAAAAAGGAGGGGGCAAAATGAAAACATACGGCATTTCTTACAAACTCAGCAGATACAAGATCGAACCGCACTATTCGGAAAGTGTGACATTCTACGCAGAATTTCAAGGTAACACCGACCGGGAAGCTATGAAAAAGCTCGTCGCACTCGAAAAGCCAAATGCAAGAGTAATCAAAATAGAGAGAGTCAAGGAGGTAAGTCATGTGTACTAATAGGACATTGAACAAGCACATCACCGAGGCAATGAGACTTAAAAACGAGATAGCAATATTAAAGGCACAGCTGGAGAGACACACCGACACCATAAAGGAGGAGTTGACAGATCGGGGACTGGAGGCGTACCAGTGCGGCAAAGACGACAGCCGGGTAACAGTGGCCTACAAGGAGATCAAAAAGAACAGGCTGGATCAAAAGGCACTTAAAGCAGAAATGCCGGATATAGTAAAAGCCTACACCGTAGAGGCAACAGAAAAGCGCTTTACAATGCACCACTAAGGAGAAGACCGCCGAGTTATTCAAGGGGATCTGTGATATAATACAAAAGATCGAAACGTAAGGAGGAACAGCATGGGTGTAAGACCATACAACGACGCGAGAGCAGAAGCCAACGCGAGATATGACGCAAAAACTTATAAGCTAATAGGGATAAAGTTAAGAGTGGAAGACGACGCCGAAATAATAAAGGCGTGGCAAGAAGCACAGCAAAAAGGGATCAGCAGCAGAGAGTGGTTAAAGTCACTATACGAAAATCAGAAATAAAATCAGCCCGGAATAGTCCGGGCTTTTCTCTTTCTCAAATACCCCTGAGAGCTATTTATTTTTGTTCAGGCGGAGTTTTATCCCTTTGGTTGGTATTTATATAATCATGCTGATTTGCACAGGTTCATCTTCTATTCTATGACGGGCTATTTCAAAATAGTTTTTATCGATCTCACAGCCTATAAACTCCCGTCCTGACTGCTGACACGCAACACCTACACCACCAACACCCATGAATGGATCAAGAACAACTCCGGATTCATCGGAGCTATTTTCTATCAGCACTCTCATTAAGCTTGATGGCTTTTCTGTCGGGTGCTGTTTCGTCCTGGTAATGTTCGGGATTTTCAAAATATTCGTGGTCCCCATATTATTTATGTTTTTTGCTTTGCCCTTGCGAAACATAAGAATAAACTCGCAGGCATTCATATACCACTTGTTAGGCGTTACGTTGCCCTTGTCCCATACCAGGAGATTTTGAAAAGTGAACCCAGCGTTTTCTGCTGCTTGCTGGAGCTCTTTCAGGTTCCTTGCATTGATCATCACATAACAGTGAGTGCCCTCTTTCAACACACGGTATACTTCCGGAAGCCAATCGGAAAAAGATATGTTATTATGCTCAAAGATTTTACCTCTTTTGGTATTTTCTTTATTCCTGTCCAGCACCCCCCCCAGTATAGCGGCCAATCTTCACCTTGTCGTTGGAACAACCTCCGGGTACAATGTGATACGGCGGATCTGTTACAACCAGGTCTACACTTTCACTGTCAAGGGATTTGAGCAACGGCACACAATCGCCACAGTGGAGCATTATATATTTCCTCCCTGTGCCCTGGTCCATGTCTCAAGGCACTTCCTGAAGCTCTCTATTGCCAGTCTGCGATCTCGGTAACAATACTGCCGGTTGCTATGGTGCTTTTCTATCCAAGCATTTACGAAGTTCCAAGAACCACCAGGATTGAAGAAGAATCCCACAATCATTTCCTGGTCATAATCGCTTATATTATTCCAGGCATATTTAAAAGCCTTTTGATATTCTCTGAGACGGTCAATCTGTGACTGTATTCTTTCACGATCAAGAACGGTGTTTTCAACCGGTTTAGATACACTTGAGGATTTAACCGGTGTTTGCGGTGCGGCCTTTAATTCCGAAATAGAATCAAGTTCATCTTCCAGGCGTTTGATTTCGTCTTTCCAGTAATGGGAATCCCGTAAGAATTGTTCTGCGTCCAGTCTTATGTATTTATTCATTCTTTCTCCTCCTGTGCTTCAAGCTCTTTCAAGGCATCGTTTCTGCCCTGTTGATACGCCCTTGATACAACAATATGCACTGGTCTATCTCTTTTGTGCATTTCCGCCATAGCTTCGTTAAACCCCTGATTTCTGCCACGTTCAAATTCTTCTTGCAATCTGTATTCAGGTGTCGTTGCGTTGAATCGACGCAATTCTTTTCTTTGAGCTTCCATCTTACGAACATGCCGTCTCTCGAGTTCAAATGCCTCTAATACTCGATCACAAAACTCTTCCATCCTGTTAAAGTCTATCGTCCAGTTGTGCTTTAAGCACATTGCAAATCTCGCCGCCTCTTTCCTGTTCACTCTTCCCACTCCTTTAACCACGCTATATAGAATCTCATAAAATCATCAAAGCCCAGTGTTACAAGCCAGGGCTGTCTATTCTGTTTGTGGACCACCACCGGGCACTCATCCTCTCTTGCGTCTTTTGTGGATTGCTCCATCGCCGCCCTGAGGTTTAGTCTCTCTACGTGCTTCACTTCTAAGTGCAGGAACGGAGCACCTACTACATCGGCGTCGTTGTTAATCCCAGCATATTGTTGTGATCTTCGAGCATCAAATCCATGCTCCTGAAGCATATGAGCTACTTGTAATTCAGCTCGCTTTCCTTTTTGCCTTGAGTTGGTCATCGTCTTATCGCCCCCTTATCACTAAACACTTCTATGTTCCTCCTGACGAAATTGCCGCAAGGCTCTTGTAGATCCTGTACGTGCTCCCTTCTGCCCCACTCGTCTACGGTTATGGCACAGATACAACCACAGCACTTTCTATTACAGTATTTTCTTATTTGCTTTTTACGCGCCATGCTCCGATCACACTCATACCTGATTATCATTCTTTAACTCCTCCACCTCCGCCTTTAACTCTTGTATGTCCCTCGTGATGTTCAGCCTGTATATGTCATCGTCCAGTTCTGTTTTAAGCCTCTCAAGTACCATCAAGACCGCCGACAGGCACATACCGATTGACAGGCCAACACAGAATGTTACAAGTTCTATGCTCATAATCTGCCTCCCCTTAACAGCCCGTCCATCCATCTTGCCACTCGCAGGCGATCTCTAACGCTAATTGTCTCAAGTTCAACCATTATGTGAAGAATTGATTTTATATCCTCCATGTTCTCGGCCTCATCAACCCTCTTGTTCAATTCGTCAAATATACGCTCAAATTTTTGTTTTTTCACGATCGCTTCACTCCTCCCCCTTGTAGCACCATCCGTCAGGGTCAACTTTGGTTTGCCACCAATCGCAGATGACCGCCCCTGTCTTCTTGCCGATGTGTGCGTGTATACAGTTTTTGCATAGTGTCATTTTCTATCACCTACCACTTCATGTATAAATGCTCTATCGGTATTTCTTCGGCATTTTCATATATACACTCTCGCAAGGATTCTAAATCTTCTATTGCTGAATCAATATCGCCCCATCCATTTGACGGATTGTACTTCTCGTAAGCTTTTCTATTCGTTTTAAGTTCCCTTATTCCCTTTTCTACCTTATCGATAATCTCTGAACACTTGTAGTATTCACCTTGAGAGTAGTCCCACTCCATACAAGCCCTAAACATTTTGCTAAGATTGTATGTCGGGCTATCGTATTTTGGTCGGTCTATCATCGCATACTGATCCAGGCCGTCCACCTTGACGCATATTTCTATGTCATAACTCATTCGCTATCACTCTCCTTGTATGGTGCAGGTAGGGGTTTCCATGCTATTACGGACTTCATTTCATGGTTTCGCTCCACCACCCCATCTATATCTCTCCAACAGTTCCAACCACCTGCCCACGAAAGCACATCCATTGACCCTGTTTTGTATTGTGCCAAGTATTTGCCGTCCTCTATCGGCAACCGCTCACTAACATGAATCCAATCATCTTGTAGTGCCTCTATTGCCATGTCTATGGCTTCTTTTCTTCGTTCATCAAAACCTTCGTCACCACCACGGATATATATGTCTTTGATTTGTTCCAACCATTCAATCGCTTCCTGTCTATTCATTCTCTGTCACCTCTTGTATCTTCCTCACCTATCGCCCTTGCAAAAGTGTCGTAGGTGTCTAACTGTTGCCTTACCCAACGGACGTTGTCTATCTCCGTATCTTCTCTTATGGTCTGTATCAGCCAAAACTCATATATCGCAAGGAACTCTCTGACCTGTTCTTCGGTTAGTTCTATTGTTACTTTCTTGCTCATTTTCTGCTCCTTTCCATCTTGGACACCAACCCACAAATATAGTTTCATAGTGCAGAAAAATCCCATGTACTACACATCTTGAAGGCTCTATCTGTCTGTTCTTGCAGTTACAACACACTCTTTGTTTTTCGATTGGCACTCTATTGAAATACTCATCATTGTGGTGTGCAATCATTCCTTATCACCGTCCTCAATTTCTACCAATGGACAGTTTGCAGGTCTACTTTCACAATCGTAGTACCACCCTTCCTTTGCATCTTCGTCCATGCACTCGCCCATTAACTCGCACAAATCCATCCACCCCTTTATCGGGTGCGGTCTTGTCCCATACCATCTGCAATAATCACAATGTTCTGGAATCACCGTTAAATCAGTTTTAATCGCTATCATTCCGTATCACCGCCCTTGTTCATCTTCGCTCCGCAGTTAGGGCAGAATTTAATAGTGTTAATATCTCCAAAATAATACGGTTCGCATCCGCACTGGTCGCAAGCATATACCGTTTCTCTGTCCGGGACTTTTAACCACTTCCCCTTTGGTCGCTCTGTCTGACCATGCGTATAACCCACCTCATAACTCAAGGGGTCTATCTCCACAGGTTCTCCATCTACCATCATGGTTTCGGTTGTCTTTGGTCGCTCTGGCTCTACTGGTGGTAATGATTCAATCGCTGACTTTGCTACACCCTTAAATACTGCTTTCTCTACCGCATCAATCGCCGCCTGTCGGGATATGAGGTCGGTGTTCTTTGCTTCTGCTTCTCCCCTGTATACAAGGTCGTGCATTAGTCTGCCATCTCTTATGTATGTGCCGTTAGTTGAAGTTTCGGGAGATAGTTGAACTTTCTCTATGTAACCTTTGAGCCATTCTTGGAATTGCCATATACGAAACCCAAAATCCCATGCTTCGTCCTCTTTCATGTTGGACGCTTCAAGCATATAGTCTTGTACCCCTTTGATGAAATCATACTGTTCTTTGCACATTACATCACCGCTCATTTACTCACCCTCACTTTTCTTCCGTAACTGCAATGGTCTGAATCTTTGTTGTCGTTGATAATACCTTTATCACAGCCATACACAGAGCGGGCCATTCCTTCAACATACTTGTGCCAATCTGTCTTAATTATTCTGTGCTTGCAATCCTTACAATGTACTATCTCACCCTCGAGTGTGAACTTGTTGTTGTCACATCTGACTATGTATTCTTTCATCACTCGTCCTCCTAGTAGTATTCCTCGCCATCCGCTTCGCACCTTCTCCACTTCGGCAATATTTTTCCGTAGACAATCTCCTTGTCGGTTAGCATCCGACCATCATCATCTACTGGTCTGTTCCCTCGCAGGTTTTCCTCTCGCCCTCTTTCGTTTTCTTCTCGGTGTTTTTCAAGGTTTTTAATCACCATCACTCACCCTCGCTTTCCCTCGATCTCTCTCAACATGCTTTTTGATTTGTTCACTAATAATGTCTTTGGAGAAGTTGGCACTCTTGCCATAGGTCTGTCCTGTTTTAATTATTATTTCTTCATCGTTAGTTGAAGTTTCGGGAGATAGTTGAAGTCCCCTTTCACAATCTTTAACGCCCCTGTTATATCCCCACACAACACCTGCTATATAAGCATCGACTATATCTGACTTGCTTTCCTGTTCCACATTCTCTTCGTACAAATCTTCATCGCCAGAAATTGTAATCGGTGCCGGTGGATGATTCCAAAACCACTCTTCGGTTTTCCACTTGCAAAGCGAACACCGAAGCCTGTTGTTTTTCACAAAACAAGTCTTACATTTTTCGCCTTTTGGTTTACTCATTTGCCCGGCCTCCTAAAACGGTATCTGCTCCTGTTCTGCCATCTCCTCAAACCCAGGTGGATAACTCTGCTGTTCCTGAGGTTCCTGTCTCTCGGTCTTCGGAGTCAAGAACTCGATCCCATTGGCGACAATATCCGTTGTATATATCTTCTGCCCGTTCTTCTCGAATGATCCTGTCTGAATACGGCCTGATACAGCTACCTTGCTTCCCCTTGCAAGATACTTACCGCAATTCTCCGCCTGTTTCCCGAACACCACTACCGGGATAAAACTGGGATTGTCTTCCCACTCTCCTGTCTGATTGTTTTTTCTTCTGTCGTTTATTGCCATTGTGAATCTGCATATTGCCGTCTGATTCTGTCCGGTCGAATATCTGACCTCCGGATCTTTTGTGAGATTACCGATACCTACAAACTGATTCATTTCTCTTCCTCCTCGCTTTTTCTAAACTTCTTTGCCATAGCTGCCACCTGTATTGCTTCACAGGCCATAAGTAATGCGTAATATTCCAGCATGCTCGTATTTATGTTTTCTTCGTCCCTAAACACCTGCTCTTTGAGAGTTGAAAAGCGAGAACACATAAGTCTATAGTCCTCAGCTACCTCATACACTTCTTCCCCGATAACAGCTATGCCCTCATGTCTTGAATGGAACAGCGGAAACTTTTTATTTGCTCTATCCAGTTCTTCCTGTATAAGCGTTTCTACACTTTTGAATAGTTTATGCATTGTCGCCCTCCATCAAAATCACTTTCAAGTATGCCAGTTCATGAGCATACTTCAGTCCATGCTCCACCATCTGTCTTGCCGCCGCTATCTCTTCGTCGATATACGGAATCAGCAGGCTCCTGTCATCTTCGAGAACGAGATCAAGAATCTCATTCTGCCATTTTAGGTCAGCACAAAGTATTTCTGCCTTTTCTTTGTAGGCATCAACAGCCCGCAGTTTTGTTTTGTCTTTTACGTTCATACAGCGCCTCCTATCTGTTTCACTCCTCCGGTTATCTGATCGATTTTTTCTTTCAGGTCTCCCGATAATGCAGCATACTTGCGTTCTTTCTCGTCTTTCTGCTCGTACATCATCCTGAAATTAGCCCTTATCGACATCATCTCGTCCTGATCTGACTGACATATCTGCTTCCAGCCAAGTCTTTTTACGATCTCCCTTGTCATGGGAGACATCGACTCAAGCGCTCCGGTCTCGTCATACTGTCCGTGTCTTCTTACGGCTCTCAGGACTTCCTCCCATCCGTCGCCCCAGTCATGGTCCTCGGCCTGTATGTTTACAGCCTGTGCCCTTATGTCTGCAGGTGTCGGCTTCCTGTTGTTTGTCATTGCATAACTTTCTACAGCCGCCGCAGCCTGTTCTGCCGGAATATCTTTTAGTAACCTGTACCATACCGCTAACGAGTCTTTATCACCCAAGAAATCGTCATATGTCCATATCGACTTCATCAGCTTCACCAGTACAAGGAATTGCTCATACGTCATTCGCCCTCTCCTCCTTTATCAAGTCGTCTATCCAATCCAGTCTGCCTTTAGGCTTGTCTTTTGGCTTATTCTTTTGATCTTTGCGATCCCACGCCAGTATGGTTGCATAGTGGGACTTATAGCGTCTGCCTGTTTGTTTCAGGTATGTTGACAGGTTTTCAACTTTCTCCTGGTAATCCCTCGGAAACTTTTCTACCAGCTTCGCATACTCATCGTCTGTCAACTTGACGTTGTCGAACTCACCGTAAGTGCCTATATATATTCTCTCTTTCTTTATTTCTTTATTTCTTTCTTTCTTGGATGTGGTTAGTCGTTGGTTAGTCGTTGGTTGGTCGTTGGTTAGTCGTTGGTTAGTTTGTTGGTTGGCTTTATCTTCCTTGACTTGATAATCTGTCCATTTTTCAATATTTATAATCGTAAATTTGTTGGTTACTTTGCTGGTTGAAATCTCACCTGTTTTGTGCAGGTGTTCAATGGCTGTTCGGACGTTCTGCTCTGAGAGTCCTAAAGCCTCTGCATATTTCTTCCTGCCAAACACGACTTGCCCTGCGAGTATTTTCTCTCCACGATACTCTCCATCTTCGTAGTTCGCGTTAAGGAGCAAATGGAGAAACACTGATTTTGTTGCCGGATCATCATACCAACCCCACTTAAGGATTCCGCGATCGATTTTTATAAAGCCCATCACTCACCCCACATACTCTTTAACTTCTCAACTTCTGCCGGTGTCATGGTGTCTATACCAAGTTCCTGTGCGTCTGCTATAAGGCCATCAAGTAATACTGACATTTCGTAGGTGTCGTACTGGCTTGATCCAACATACAGTCTGACGTTTGTATATCCATCAAACTTAGATGGTCCCAATATGTCGTTGGTGTTACCTATGCCCTGACCGTCCCATGCTCTCAGGATCAATGGCAGCCTATCGTTTTCCACCGGCATAATAGTCGTTACTCCATAATCTCTTATGGCCTGTTTGTATATGTCGGTCTTCTTGACCATCAGTCCTTTGGTCTGAGCGATCTTGTCACACAGTACCCAGCAGTACGCGTTTGCGTCGAGACTTCTTCCTCCTCTCTTCTCTTTGATCTCGACGGATATTTTCTTGCCCTCGTACTTATGGAGAAGTTCGGGGGAGTATTGCAGATCCATCGTCTCGAATCTGACTATGGCACCACCTGACAATGCAGGTTCTACCATAAGGTTCTCAGTCAACAGTTTCATGCCATCCCCTCACTTCTTCCTTGAGTGCTTTTATCTCCTTTGCGAGCTTCGTTATTTTCGTCGCTTCTGACGAATTTATGTGCTCTTTGATGTAACTCTCCACTGCTTGCTCAAAAGTCGCTGTGTAACCACTTGTACGCTTCCTGTAGGGCTTTTTGTTCTCAGGTTCTACCAGCGTTTCTATCCAGCAACAATGTTTGTCCGAAACAAGGTAGTGATTATCGTCCAGTTTTATATCCATTCATTCCTCCCAAATAACTCCGAATAGCAGAATATAAAGTTTTAACATTAACTCCATTTCTCCGGGCGATCGCTCCGTAGCTGTGCTTGCGGTCGTGAGGGATATGCTCATTGATAGCACTTACAATAAGATCCTCATCAACAACACTTTTGACAGGCTTAATAAACTTAAAGTTGCCTGATGTTATGGAGTGTGCGGTGTTCTCTTTCGGAGTGCACCATTCAAGATTCTCAACGCAATTATTCAACGGGTTGCAATCGATATGATTTATATATGGCTTGCAATCAGGGTTTTTAATAAAAGCTATTGCTACTAGTCGATGTACTTTTAAGCTCTTTCGCTTGCCATCTTTGCATAGTTCAACCTTGTAATATCCAGTTGATGTAAATGTCTTCGAGAGAAGTTTCCCTTTTATCCGCCTACGCCTGTTACCAGTGGTAATGCGGTCGAGACTTTTCACGTCACCTCTATTACTAACTTGATAAAGTCCTTCATATCCAGGTATGTCTTTCCAAATCATGTTGTTGAACCTCTCAGTCTAAATAGTTTCGCGAATATCTCTCCATCCATTCCTCGTGCGTATGAGTCTCCTCATACTTACGCTGAGCCATTCTCTTATAGAACAGGTCTGTGTCTCTGTCGTTGTGCGGCGTAGCATGGGGGCTATCGGCTATATGTCTATCCCACCTGAGATAAATATAGAGACCGTCCTCTTCTGCCTTTGCGCGATCAGGGCCGTTCATGATATGATGCTTGTGGAGTCCGGGCCCGTAATAACCTGTCAAAAAACACTCGTGATTGTCTTGCAATATTGATTTGCTCATGCTGGGTACTTACCTTTCCTAAGCGCTTTTGATAGTTCTTTTAAGGCCGGTAGATACTCGCCTTTTATCCATGACTTGTCATATTTGACTTTGTGATATATGAGTCTATCTTCATGTATGGGCAGCCTCCCGGCGTACGCCTCTTCTTCGTCAACATTTTGAGCCTGTGATACTTCTTCGGGATCAAGGGCATAAGAGACGATGTAAAACTCTTCGAGCTTTTGTACTGGAACAAACTCCGAATCGGTACGGTTATGTTCATGTGCATATTTCCAGGCGAACATTTCAACTTGAGCTTGCATCCAATAATTATTGGTTATATCAAAGGTCTTATCGTTCTTATGCGTCTTGATCTCGTATATTGCATTGTCAAGGTTTCCGTCATAATTGACCCGGAGTAGCATCCTCGGCGAGTCAATGATTATCTGCCTGTCAAAGTTGATTGACTTGTCTATGGCAGTTAATATTGAGTGCTCGTATACATTTCCGGCTATGGTGTAAGCGTTCCCGTAGAAGGTCTTTTTGCCCCCAAGTTTTTCGTCCCACCATTTTTTCCAGGAGTCAGTTTTACGATTAGCGCTTACCACCTTTGCGGTGTCGCTTCCTCCGAAATATCCGGCTCTTGATTGATCCTGAATCATTTTGCGTTAAACCTCAGGTATGCTTTTTTCTTGACTCTTTTGTTGTAATCATTGAGCAGGGCGTTATATCTCTCAGGGTCCTCCGCCTTGAGCCTTGACTTATCAAGGTCAACTGTTTCAGTTGCTCCGATGTAGGATATGGTCAAATAGTCCGTGTTGATAGATGTGATCCCATGCTCTTCCATAAGCGGTAACAGTTCTTCCTTCAGCTCCTTTTCCTGTTTGTCGAGGAGCTTCTTTCTTTTCGATACTTCCGCAAGGCTCTGTAACTGCGCTGCGTAGTTTTCAGCGAATACTATCTCGTTCATAATTACCTCCCTACTGTTCGGCGAGCCATTTAAGGCAGTTTTCCAGCCTGTCTTCATCAAGGTCTGCGAGCTCTGTTACGCCAGCCATACTTGTTATTTCGGTGATTTTCTTTCCCTTGACGCCAGCAAGATCCACTATCTTGTCTATCAGCTCGTCTTTCTTCTTGCTTGACTTGGGCTTTGCTTTTGTATCGGTCTCGCCTCCGGTTGTCCTGTGATACTCGTCGGTGTCTGCGTCTTTTGTGTCGTCGATCAGAAACATTCCATTGAGCGCGTACTTCCTTGCATAACTCGACGCTGTACCTGTGATCTGCGATCCGTCCATGCCCTTTTTCGTCTCGTCTTCTCTTGCATAGGCTGTGACAGTAAATTCGTCGTCCGGTGTCTTCAGCATTACTGTTGCCTTGATGTAGTATCTGTCGCCTATCTGCACAAGTTCATCTGTGAGCCGCATAAGACATTTATGCTTCACGAGAATTGGCTTTACCGCCTCAAGGATCATTTCGGCGGAACGATACTTGTACTTACCGAAGCTGTTATAGGCGTTCTTAGGAGCTTTGAGCTCGTTCTGAATTGCTATAAGATGTTTCATTATTAAAAGTCCTCCTTGTCATTCAAAACACACATCGTCATTAAAAACTTGGAGTTGTCCGACAGTTTCGAGTTGTAATTCAGAGCCCCTCTTTTAAGGAACTCAATCGCCTGGCAACTATCCTTGAAGTCAAAATATATTTCCTTATATCCGACTTCGAGTTTTACTCTGTATATCATTTCATTACCTCCTCTAAATCTATCTCCCCGTCTTCGGGGATCTCGTCGCTCTGAAAAACTATGTCTAGATCGTCGTATGTCGCTTCGCACTCAAGACCTCTCTTGTCGTCTCGGTATATGTCGTATTTGGTGTAATACACCTCATCATCCCAATCTCGCATTGTTACCTCCTATACGATGTAGTATTTAGCGTGTGGAATAGTTTTCTTTCCCCTCTTTTTGTAGATCATTTCCTTTTCGATGGGGATCTTATGATCGTGCCGGAGCTCGTATATCCTCGCTCCGAGCCGCCTTGAATAAATAGGCCCTTTTTCAGCCTCCTTTGGAGTAATGCTCCCATGCTCCAGTATGTACTTGAGGATCAAATACTTCTGACTATCCTCTTGCATGTCGGACAGAATAGTGGTACACTTCTTGTAGGTTGATTGAGAAGTGCGTTTCTGTTTTGCAGGCGCATTTTTCTTTTTAGCTACCATGTCATACCTCCATAACTCGACATTGCGAAAACGTACATTGCGATAACGGAAAGCCCCATAATTACGCTTCCCAGTATCACTTCTGCTCTTTCTGACATTCTTTTCTCCTTTCTGCCTCTGACCGGGCTTTTTCTTCGATATACTCTTCCAATAACTTGACTGGTATTGACCAGTTTCGTCCTGATCTGTAGCCGGGCATTCGTCCTGAATTGAGCTCGTCCAGTACCCAGGCTTGACTTGTTTGCAACATTTCTGCTGCCTCATTCGCTCTTACTACTAATTTCATGGTTCCTCCTGCGCCCTCTACTCAGCCGCCGCATCAAACTTAATTCACATGAGGGGTAACGGGTGAGATTAAATCTGTAATACTCAAGGAGGCCGGCGACTGAACAGAGGACGCAAATATGTTTAATCATAGAAATAAGTGATAGGCACTTTGAAGTAGTCACAAATTAACTTCAACTTGTCTGCTTTGGGTGTGTAACGACCTGACTTCCAATCCGAAAAAGTGCTGTTACCTATCCCCGTCGCCTTGCTAACCTGATATGAATTAGAATTGTTCTCCTTCAGAAGTGCTTCATACTTCTCGTACACGGGTATTCCTCCTTTCCTTAGATTTGTCGGGGTGTCCGTAGGTGAGCGACAAGCACGGTATCTGTCGCCCCCTCAGACTACCTCCTGTACCACATGTAGTGGCTTGACTGTGGTACGGAAACCCGTTAGAATATTATTGGTTAGATAATGTTGCTCTCGGATTTCCGCCTGTGTCATAATGATACTACGGATATGCGAGAGTGTCAACAGGTTTTTGCTACGTTTTTTCGTAGCAACGAGTGGAGGACGCTCTATGTATTGCAAGTTCAAGGATTTGGCAGACTTAAAAAATGTGTCTGCGTACAAGGTGGCAAAGGATTTAGGGTTTTCTCAGTCGCTGTTTTCCGACTGGAAGTCGGGGCGCTCTGTTCCGAAGCACGACAAACTACAAAGACTGGCAGAATACTTTGATGTTCCCGTCTCCTACTTCTACGAGACGGACGACGAGGCTACAAAACAGTACCATGCCAATCTCGCCACAAACTACCTCGCACAGAAGTTGAGAGACGACCAAAAGGCACTCATGAGGTCTGCGGTCGATCTGTCTCCTGAAGAGGTCGTCGCCGTAGATATGTTCATCAAAGCACTCAAGGGGGAGAAATGATAGAGATTTACACACGCATTGTCAACGGTCTGCCCTACAGGGTCAAAGGACTCGTGCTGCCGTGCGAGGACGGTTACTGTATATATATAAACGAAGACATCCCGCGTGAAGAAAAGATCGCCACGTATGAGCACGAACTGGAACACATAAGAAAAGGTCATCTTGACGATGATTGTTGTGTCGCTGAGGCTGAGTGGGAGATCGCGTGATAGCTAATAACAAAAATAACATAGACAAGGCCGCCATAAAGAAGAGGAGTTGTGATATGAAAGCACAAAATAGCGCTGCCACATTTGTTCAAGGCTTATCAAAGTTTGCAGGAGTCTGCATTGTAATCCTCTTAATCATCTTCACTCTTGCGTCATGTAACGAAGACCAACGGTACAACGAACACCAACAGTGGCTTGAGGAACAAGACCGTGAAGCAGAAGAGCTTATGCAGAAAGAAGAGGATGCCCGGCAAGCAGAAATAGAATATGAAGCAAAAGAAGCTGGAGCTATTGACTGGACAGAGGCAGAAGATCATATAGGTGAGTATGTAACTATCTTTGGAGTTGTTGAGGAAGTATCACAGCCGGGGGCAAGCGGCGATCCAATCTTTGTCGATATAGGCGGTTCTTATCCAAGCGACAGAGTGACCGGCGTTTGTTGGTCTGAATACCATTCAGCATTTGACGACCTATTCTCTTATGAGGGAAACCCGGTATTGATGGAGGGCACCTTGTATATGCACGAGGGGACGCCAAATATAGAGTTGACAGATTCTTTTCAGATTGAGGCGCTTTAATGGCAACAAAAACTAACACTAAAATAAACGATCATAATTATTACCGGATCAGGCGAACTATAGACGGCCAGATAAAGTCTTTCTATGGTTCATCAAAGAAAAATGCTGAGCAGAAATACCGGGACTATATAGAAAAGGATCTGAAATCTCCTGAGCCCATTTCAGCCGATTTGAGCACGTTTTCTTTTCGAGCTGAGGAATTTATCAACGATGTGCTAAAACCCTCCTCAAAGTACGCTCAAGGGACGAAGGACGCATATATATCATCTTACAACACGCATATAAAAGACTCCAAACTTAAAAATATGATTGTCAGTAAAGTGAAAGCTGCCGACATACAGAAGTTTTATAACGAGCTAAAAGTATCACAACAAACCTTAAGGCGCATACACAAGTTTATGTCAGTTTTCTACAAATGGCTTATCCGCAATGAGTATGCTTCAGATGTACTGTCAGCCGTTGAGCTTCCGAAGAAAAAAGACAATCGCCGGCATGATGATATTGTTGTGTGGGACGATGATGAAATCAATACCATCTTGGATAATCTTGAGGACTTCCGCCTACGATTCTTGATTTACATACTCCTATATACAGGTATGAGAATATCCGAGGCATTAGGACTTAAGTATTCAGATTTTAGTGATGATGTGATCCATGTAAAACGCCAACGGTATAAAGGTGAGATAAAGGCTCCTAAGGCAAATTCATACAGGGATATTCCGATTCATCCTGTTCTTGTTTCAGAGCTTGAAAAACACAAAGAATGGCACCGGAAAGAAATGAGAAAGAACCATTACAGGTCAGACTTTGTTTTTACAACAGTAAATGGTTTCCCGATTGATACTCGCAACTTACACCGGTCATTGACTCGTTTCTATAATCGCATAGGTGTAACCCCAAAACACAATCACGCTTACAGATCAACCTTCTGCACTCAGCTTTGCAAGAGTGGCGTTCCCCTGGAAGTGGCCAGTAAATTACTCGGTCATAAGTCAATAGAAGTGACTGCGAAGCACTACGCTTTAGTCCAGCCTGAGACGCAAAAAGAAGCTATAAAAATGCTTACTTACAGAAATTGACAGGGTTAAAAAATGGCTAATTATGCAACAACATATTGGAATTGCAATATATTTCATGCAACCAGAAGGTCATTGGTTCAAGTCCAATATGGGTCACCAAATACCAACGATTGAGAGGCTTTGAAACATTGTAATTTCAAGGCTTCTCGCTTTTTTATCTCCTCTTGTTTTCTGCTCTGTTCTTCTCCATTCTTCGGTACTCTTCTCGTCAAAAGTGGCTAAAAAGTGGCTAATTTTTGGGTAAAAAAATATCCCCCACAATTAAGTGAGGGATAAATCTTTAGTGCTTCTTACGCGATTCTTTTATGAGCTTAGCGTATTTTTTTCTGTAGGCGTCGTTAAGATTTGACTTTTTTGATCCGTTTGTTGTCTTGCCAAAAGGATCTGTTACTTTGCCTTTAATCGCTCCTGAGGCTGTCTTTGGGACCGTTCCACCGGAGCTTGAGCCGCCACCTCTGCCTCCTCGTCCGCCTCGTCCGCCTCTGCGTCCGTAACCACGTCTTCCGCTTCCGCCTCTGTTATCGCCATCTTCAATGCCATCGAATATACCTGTGTCGTTCTTCATCTTGGTATTTCCAAAGTCATTGTCCCCGGCGCCGGTGATTACCTGGGCGAGTGCTTTACACTCAAGGTCAGAAAACTTGTCTCCGTAGTCTTTCTTGGCCTGCTTGTAGACCTTGTCATACTCCGGATATGGCTCCTGCTTATAAGTGTAGTCATGTTTCTTTGCAAAGTTGTCAATTTCCTTTTCGCTCCATTGTTTCGCGTTCTTCTTGACAAGATACCGAGCTGCCGGCATTCTACCTTTCTGAAACTCAGGCTTTTTATCACCGATGAAATAAGATCCATCGTCACGCTTTTTGTGAGCCTGTGCCATTGACACATTCCAGTTTTCCATCTTTGAGCGATATTCAAACCCAAGTTTTCTTGATGATTTGAGATTGATCTTTTCGGTATCAATGTAATGCTTCAGACTATACTTCTTTTTCTTATATGTTTCAGCATTTTCCTGTTGGTACTTATATATCCCAAAGGAGTCAAGCATACCGTCTGAGGCATTCTTCATCTTGCCTACAACCGCAGCAGTCTTGTAGTTCAAGAACTTGTCACCTTTATCTTCTCCGATCTTCCCTTGAGTGCTTCTTATGCCAACAACATAATTGAGATACTTGACTCTTTGCTTTGATCTATCCTTGCCGGACATTTTAGTATACTCTTCGGACTTCTTGTATTTCTCGTAAGGCTCCTTATATGTATCTGCAGCATACTTCATGGCGATACCAACCGCCTTATCCTTTTTATCTTTCTGTTTGTTATACAGATTATATATTGCCTTTAGAGGATCTACTTCTTTTCCGTCAAGTTTTGGCACACCATTGTTTTCAGACGCACGATATATCTCATTCTGCGACTTTTTAAGTTCTCTTACAAGGTCGTGCTTCTGTGCTTTTGTCAGCTTGTCGTCGTTCTGAATATCGGTTATTGCACGCCCTATTGTTACTGTGTCGTTAAGATATACATTCATCAGATCCTGCGATTCATACTTTGCCTTTTTAACTTTCTCAGGATCAAGTGTTTCGCTGTTTGAAATCTGCTGTGCCCGTTCATACTTCTCCCATGCTTCAGTAGACAATTTATTTGAGAACACGCTATCGGTAACAAACTTCATCACAAACGGATTGCCCTTTGCCGCCTTAGCGTTCATCGGCAGGAATATATCGCCTATGACACCGGTGTACGAGTCAATCAGATTATCAATCTTTTTCGGTGAAAGTTTAAGCGCCTTTGCTGGCTGTTTCTGTGCAAGATCAATAGCAAGTAATGATGTTCCCTCGTCGAATCTGTCCTGAGGCAGCTTTTTCTCAACTTCATAGGCAGACTCAATATCTCCACCAAACCACGTTTTATTTGTCACCGCCCGGTATATAGGCGAGAAAAGGTTGTCAGTGAGTGGGTTTACAACACCTATGTTATCAACCGCAGACTGAAACATTTGCTTCCATCCGCCACTGTCTCCAAACTGAGCATGACGGAAGAAATACTGCGCCGGCTCTGCCACGACCACAAGTTCCCTGGCTTTCGGAATCTTAACAAACTTGCCATCACCGATAGGAATAAAGTAGTTGCTGTCTTTATCCCTTGTATTTAGCTGCTGGTAGTCCTTATTGTCTTTCAGCATCCACTCATTGAATACAGCCGGGGCAACCGCAAAGGTAGACATTTTCATGCCTAAACTTATGAGCCCTCTCATGTTCTTTTCTTGCTTTGCCTCGGTGAATACTCGCGCAAGTTTATCAAGACCCTGCACAGATGGATTGAGGTATGGTACTAATCCTGAGTTGAAAGCCCGTGTTACAATACCACTTCTGCCGAAGTTTAGAGTTACATCATTGGCGTTTCGCATAGCACGATCTATAACTGCTTTGCCTGCTCCGTTGGGGCCTCCTGCCTTGTCTATAGTCGATATAAACTCGGCCATTCTTGGAAGCGTCTCTATTGCGTCATTAAACTCTGCGATATAATGGAGTGGTGACAACTTACTATCCTCAAGAGTCGTTATTATCCCCTTTGCGGATTTACCTGCTCCACCTTGTTTTGTCAATGACGAGAACTTACCACCGGCAGCGATAAAGGCGTCGTAGTAAGGTCCTTTATGAGTGATAACTTCCTTTATCGCCTTTGGATATGCCTTTGCAAAACCTTTGAGGTCTTTTGTGTAGGTTATTGCTGTGGCGAAGTCTCTTACACCGTTTCTTGCCGCAAATATCGGGTTCCACCCTGTAATGAGGTTTTTGAACATCCTGCCAGGCATATTCAGGGTTCCTCCAACGCTGAAGTATTTGATTAAATCAGCCTTTTGCTCACCGGACCACTCAGCAATTCCCTTGTATATCTCTTCAGGAATATCTATTGTATGAGCTCCCTCTGCGTCATAGTATGTTGCATAATACTTGCCGTTGCTCTTTTCGGTAAACAGCGAGTTCTCAAGAACATCATCAGGAGATATCTGTCTACTCAGATCCGAATACTTTATCCCCTGTGCGTCTGCTATCATGCGGACCATTTCATTCATTTCACAATGCTTCATTGTGGAACGCGTAGACTGTGCCATCTGCTGGTAAAGGTCTATGAGCTCGCCCTCTTCGTCTCCACCAATAGCACGCCTCAGTCCTCGGTCAACCTCAATGCCGGTCTTCTGTGACTCTTCGACCATCTGAGTCAATTCCTGCTTTGTAAAGGTGGGAACATAGTTCTTATACTGTCTGAGCTTTTGCGCTTCGGTTTCGCTTACAAGTCCTGCGTCCACTTTATACTGCAGAAGATCGTCACAGTATTCAACAACATCGTTTTGGAAGTCTTTTATTTCCTGTCCGTACTTTTCTTCGTACTTGGCTATTGCTTCAAGCGACTCTTCAGGAGCCCTCGGCATACCGGTAATCGGAACATCGTTGTCAATTCTCTCAAGATTATGCTTGTGCCAGCAATATTCCATAAAATCAGCACGCTTAGCGTCGTTCTTCTTGCCCGATACTTTCTTGAAAATATCGTCAAGGGACTTTCCGCCGGTCTCTCTGTTCCATGTTGTACGCCCTCCCTGAATCCAGTTGGCAGCAATATTCTTGGCGTTTCTAACAGCATTGGTTTGAGCAAGTAATCTTTGTCCTGCGTCTCCGCCTATCTTCTTTGCCATCTTCTCTACGTCGGCAAAGCTGTCTACTGTAACACGATAGAATGATCTCCACGCCTTACCGAACCTTGTTCTTGGTTCATCAAAGGTCAAGTTGGGGTCTTGCTGTTTTATTGGATCAGCTGTGTTATTGGTTTTCTGTCCAGTCTCCTTTTCGTGCTTTGCGTCCTCAAGTCTTTCCTCAAGGTCCTTTATGTTTTCTTCAGCCTCTTTTGCCCTCGGTGAATCTTTGCCATACTTTTCTGTCGCTTCCTTTAGCTCTGCACGTGTCTTGTCAAGGTCTTTAGATATTTTCTCCTCGCTGGTCATTTTTATGCCGGGTGCGTCTTTGCTGTTATCGAGACTTTCTATTCCTACAGGTTTTGACTCTTTTTCTTGCTCAGTCCACTCTGATTTCTTGATGGGTCTCTTCAACTCGGCCTCTAGCTCCGAATCCTTTTTCTTTGCTTCCGCAAGATGTTCTTCGAGTTGCTTCACTCTCGGAGCGTCGGGACCATACTTATCCCTTGCTTTATTAAGATGGATTTCAGTTGACCTGATTTCCTTCTTGATGTCGCCCAATGCCATGTCGTCAAGGTTCTTTAGATCATCCTTAGTGTCGCCGGGTTTTGTGATCCCAAGTTCCTTTTCAAGCTCTGATTGTCTTTTTGTGAGCGCTTCTATTTCATTGTCAATATCCTTTATATACGATTCACTCCCAGTGATGCGAGAAGACTCAAGTGATATGCCTTTTTCTTCTGCCAGCCTTTTGACTTCGGGATTGATCCCTTCTGCAGCGTTTTGTTTCTGCTTTTTTAGTGTCTCAATCTCTTTTTTGACAGAATCAAGTTCCGCCTGGGTTTTGCTCTTTGGCTCAGCTTTCTTCGTGCTAGCCTCTGTCGCTGACGAAAACTTGCCGGCGTTCTCTGCAGCTTCGTCGTAAATGTCTTTGGCCAGGTCATCGTACATTTCGCCAATTTCCTCGTCGGAATAGTGGCGTATCTGATCAAAGTCGCTGTCTCGGCTCTCCAACACTTCCCTTACGCGCTTAAATCGTTTCTCGGGAGACGTTATGTTTTGGGGGAATATCTCAGGATAATCTCTAGCCATTGCAGGCCACCACTCCTCCATAGCGATAGTATCGCCTTTCCCTCCGTATGCCTTTCTGATTTTTAACGCCCTGCTATCGATATGCGTAGCCCCGATGTATTCCTTAAACTCCTTTAGAGTCCCCAGCTTATCTCTGTTAAGATATTCTCCGGGGAAATCAAAGGTTGTGTTCCGAATTATCTGACGCACGTCTTTATAAAGCTGTGCCATTCCTTTGTCGCGCCCAAGATCCTCAAAATCATCTACCTGTCCATATTTTTCTGCCAGTTTCCTTGACTCGGCACGAGCACTTGAAACATCACCATTAGCAATCATGTTACTTATGTTGTCAACGGTTTCGTCAATTTCTTTTATCTCGGCCTTTGTGTACTTGGACGGCTCTTTGGCATTGCTTACAAGCCTTTCGTGAACGTTTGCCTTGGACGTTTCAGCCTGTTTCTTGTCAACAGTAACACCCTCTTTGAGCTTTGATGAATCGGCATTATTAGACAGCCCTGCTTTTGGATCATCACTATTGGCAATTACATCAGCATTACGAGCAGTTAGTTCACGATCATTTATGTACTGCCTATTCTTCTCAGTTACTTCGTCTACGTATTTCTGTGTAGCTCTGTTTCTGCCGCGGTTTACAATTTTTTGAATCTTCGCCTTATCCTTTGCGGCGTCGATTTCAGTTTTTCTTTGTTTCCCGGAGCCCTTCAACTCATAGATCACTGATCCATGTTCTGTGTTATCGAGTCCTTTTATTCCGCGCACATCCACGCCATCAAAGCCAAGTTCCTTCATAATAAGCGTTGACATTGAGTCCTGCTTGTATGCGTCACCGTCGTAATTACTGATAGTTCTTGCGGCCTTTTCGATAGCGGAATGGATTTCTTGTTCAGACTTGCCTAGATCCTTTGCGAGTTGTGGGATGGCTTCTTTTGAGGAGGTTATTTCCTCTAAAAAACTCTTGTTGCCAAAGCCCACGTCACCGTCAAGCTCTCTATTGAGTCTGTCCGAAAGCATATTGAAGTATACTTGCTCTCTTGGTACTTCAGGTTGCTCCTTTAGGTTGCTGAGCAAGTCGTTTACATACTTTTCGTACTCGGCGTCAGACATTTCAATTCCGAAGTCTTCCATTTCAGCGCGAGATTTTTTAGCAAGTTGCTCCGCTTCTTCAAGGTATTCTTCATCGGAACGGGGTTTTCTTGATGAAATAAAGTCGTCAACTTCACGTTCAAAGTTTTCACGCCCATTTTTCGAGAGCACAGTTTCAGCAACGTCATTAAGTTTTTTTAGATTCTCCGGACTATATGTTGCAGAACCAACAAACTCTTTCATTGCATCGATTTCTTCATCTGTGACATTCCTCGTGCGGATAAGACGATCAACGTCATAAGAATCGCGATTTAACTTTATGAGATTGTCGTGAACGCGCCTGCCCTGCTCAACATCTTTTGGTCTATACAGGTTGTAATCATCAAAATTGACGGTTTCATGTGGCCTGTCTCCATATCCGGTGCCTTTTCCAATAAGTTTTTCGTCTCCGACAAAGTATGTGCCAGTTCCATACCCTCCAGTATGTCGATGTGAGCCTGCCTGTTGCCCATGACTTTCAGACTTTCCGAGATCGCCGGCATGATAGCCTACGTTTTGGGGCTTGCCTTTCGAATCATGCTTAGCCAATAACTCCTGTGCTTTTTTCAGTTTTGCCGTCTCGCCGGTATTCTCAAAGTGTCTTACAGTCCCCTCAAGGGTTGCACGATCAAACTTGGCGCCCTCATTGCCGGCATTGTTTATTACATCGTTAGCGCTATCATCAACCGCCTTTTGAGCAGTTTTGATCCTGTTGTTGAACTCGTCAAGCCGCGCTTTATTCTGAGGAGAAATAGTCCCTTTATTGTTCTGCGCTTTAAGTGTGAAGTAGTCTTTTCGCTCTGATGGAGACAAGGCATTGGATTCTCTTATTTTTACTTCTTCCTGGAATCGCTTGCTTGCGTTGTTATATGCTTCATCAACCGCAGTCTTATACTTTTCTACATCTTTGCCTGTTTTTCGTGCCTCAGTAAGTTTCTTTTGAGCCTCTATATATTTTTTGTCATGCTGGATATATCGTCTTTGTTCTCTCGTCTTCTTTACAGCATTGTCAACAGACTGCAATGCGTTATCAGCTCTGTTGCTTGACGCAGACTGAATGTCTGAGGCGGTCTTTCTTAGTTTTGCCTGCAGTTTCTTAAACTGCGTGCCCTCTTCAGCTGTTAATTTGCCGGTCTTCTGTTTCGCTGCAAGTTCAAGATATTTATTGGCGTTCCTCTTGGTAAACTTCATGCCGGCACCTTCAATGGCTGCTCCGGCACCACCAGTAAGTGCGGTATTTAGTCCGAGATAACCGGCAAACTTCTTTTTGTCCACCTTGCCGTTTTCATCTACTGCCATCTTTGCAGCGTCAGTAATGTTCAGCGGTGTTTCTGCAGCAAGTTCTCCGACGCGATTCTGAACAAACTTCTTGGCTGCCGACTTGGTTGTTGCCTTTGCAGCACCCTTAGCCGCCGCTTTGCTTGTACCCCCAGCTATAGCCTTGCCTACACCGGATGTTCCCGACAACGCAAAACTACCGAGCATACCGGCTCCATAGCCCAGGTTGTATGCTCCCGATTCTTTAGCTTCTTTTATTGCCTTTTTCTCATTTTTCCCGAGTGTTCCAACGGTCCCGTTAAGCACGTCGCCATAAGAAAGTCCCTGCATAACACCAGTGGTCACTCTTGCAGCGGTATTCTTGTTTGTTGAGTAGGCTTTCATCGAGCCTATTTTTTTGGCAAGGTCTTTACCCAGGGCCTTGTTCCCTTTTTTGACTCCAAGCCTTTGTGCGTCCTGAAGCCTTATATAATCCTCGTTGGTTAGATCCTTAGCCTTATATGTTCCTCCCTTAACCGGGTTTGATTTCTTTGCTTCTTTTACAGCCTTGTTTATTTCTTTCTTACCTTCTTTAGAAGATATGTATTTATTGGCACTCTTCAGATCGTCTTTTAGCCATTCCCTCTTTTCTTCTTTGGATAATTTATGTCCAGTTTCCTTTTCGTATTTTTTCTGATTCTTCTTTGAGGCTTTGGCAGTTTCGGATATGACCCCTGTGTTATACCTGGTTCTTGTTGCGACCTCTGAGGCAACATCAGTTATCGATTTGCCTACAGGGTTTCCCCATGTCCCCGTATGCGTCTTCGTTCTACCACCTGTCGCGGTTATCTTCCCCTGAGAAGTCAGTTTTGCCTTTTCGGTCTGATTCTGCTTCCACTTCTCGTTATCTTTCTTGAAAACATCAGTAACCTTCATTCCACCCGATTTAAGGTTTGATGAAGCCTTTTGTGCTCCGGCTCTCCTCTGATTCGCTGTAGAACTAGAAATAGCCCCAGAACGTGTCTGGGGTCTGTTGGTTCCGTTATTTCGTGTTACCGCGCCTGATCTGTGCGCTTGAGTGCCCGTTGTTCCGCCGGATTTTGATTTTCCTGATTTTTGCGATCCAACGGAGTTTGTGAGTTGGCGGACTTTTTCTTTTGTCTTTTCTTTGACCTTAGCGTTTGATTTCGCTTGAGCTTTTTTTGCCCCTGCTGAGCCTCGAGAAGAGCCTTTGGGTTTGGGCGCTGTTTTTTCTCTTTTCTTTTTTTGTGCTTTTGCCGCCTTATTTGCGCTACCGGTGAGCCATTTATACGCTTTTTTTAATGCTGACATTTAACGACCTCTTCTATTTGTTTGCAATAACACCCCTGCGGTTGCCAATAGCCCTAAGAGCCTGTTGCCATCTGATTTTCTCGGCCTGTGTCTTCGCTTTCTTCAGCTTGGCCTTGATTTTCTTTTCCTGTTTCTTCAGGGATTTCTTGCTTGATCCTGAGTATCTGTCCAAATAGTAGTTGTTCCAATACTCATTGATGGAATTGTATTCGTTCAGAGAGTCCTCACGTGCAGCCTGCCACCTGGCCTGTGACAGATTCTGACGGTATTCTTCTGCCCTTGAGTCCATGTCATTTCTGTAGTCAAAAATGTTCTTGTCTACGGCCTGATTTATTGCATTCACGGAATTAGAGTAATCTGTGTTGGCTGAATTTACAGCCGTGCCATACTGGTTTTGTAGCCTGAGATTTGCGGTCTCAGTAGTGCCTCCTCTTATCCCTTGAGTTGCAAGCGAATTAGACAGCTGCCTTTGATTCTGCGCTCGCTGAATGTATGCCTGCTTAAGAGCGCTCTCCTGATTCTTTTTGGCCTCTCCAAGTTGTGTTTTTCGCTGTTTTTCAGCCTCTGTTGTGTAGTTCTTGATCGCGTTGTCGTAAAAGGATGTGTCGATCCCCTGACGATATTTCTTCTCGTCATAAGCCGGTGCGGTGTAGGTTACTGCCATGATTTCTCCTCCTTCTAAGGCAATTTATTGAATAGGGCTGGGTCAACGTTGACGAGGACCTGCTTCTCCAAAACGATCTGATGTAAACGATCCCCCGTCCCGTTCAACCCCTGTGATTTGTATGCTTTATATAGGTAATTGTGGTTCTCTAATTCCTCTTCGGTGATTTCGTCTTTGGCCAGCAAATACCGGCACTGTCTGAAATATGCGTCATGAGCTACCGCTTTCATGGTCAGGTCATCTGCATTCATTTTCTTGACAGTCCATTTTATGAGGAACACTAAAAACGTGACCATCCCTGCGCCACAGGCGGTTAAAAAAGCATTGAGAACCGTTGTCATGTGTATTAGGCTCATGCCATCACCGCCTTTGTTTTATCGTTAATCATTTGCTACACCTGTATATTCCGAAAAACTTCTTATCTTTGTTCTTGGCTGGTAGGAAGTAACTTTCGCTCTTCTTTGTGGTACAGCCATATCTCTTTGAGTTGTACCCAGCCTCACAGACCTTACCGCCGCCGATATAAATGCAGATATGTCCGCCGCCCGTCTTCTTCTTGTAGATGACGATGTCGCCAGCCTTAAGGTCAGATAACTTCTTCGGATCTTGCTTCTTCCAAAGTGATGATTTCTTGATGTACGGGATCTGTTCTGATAGCCCCCGTGGGAAGTTCTTGTCATATCCGCTACACCTTATGCAAGTGCCAGCGAACACATCACAAGAAGCCCCAGCCTTTGTTTGTTTCCCCCATCCTTTGCGGTCGCCGTAAGCCTGTTGAAGCCCCTTCTTGTATGCTTCTTTGGGTTTGCCACTCGGATAGGCATATACAGACTTTTTCGTTCCGTAAGCATAGGCGAACTCTTTGGCCTTGTCCGCTATCTTTTCGGCATTAGTCTTTTTTTTTACGGGTTCGGGTGTCTCCCAATACCGCTGATAGAGCCAATTCATATCTACCCTGCCCGATATGCCCTTGACCTTGCCACTACTTGAGTATTGCCACATACCCACATAGTTCTTCGGCTTATAGTCCATCGTGGAATTGTACTGTGCAAGCCACATGGCGAATGACAGCGGTGCGGTCTTGGCAAGGTAGTTGTTCCACCAATTAAGGTTCGCATAGACCCCCGCCTTGCCACCAAGAGCCTTTATCTTGGCAATGAAGGCTTGTGCTACTGTGTTGGCATACTTGGATAACTTGCTATCCTCAAGGTCGATGTATAGGGGAAGGTCGGGAGCATAAGGCTTGCACGCATTGAACAGCCTTGTTGCCTCACTTTCTCCCCCAGCCTTTGTCTTTGCCCTTGAGAATATGTATGCTCCGACATGAAGCCCGTTTGCCTTTGCGTTCTTCATGTTGTAGGCAAAGTCAGGGTCGAGATAATCCCCATCTGCATAGCGGATGATTGCACCCACTACCCCATCTGCTTTTACCTTCTTCCAGTCTATCTTGCCTTGCCATTCCGATACATCAATGACCTTGTACTTATCAGCCTTTGGAGTCGGCGTCGGAGTTGGTGTCGGTTCGGGTGTTGGCTTCGGTGGTTCGGGTGTTGGCTTTGGCGGTTCGGGAGCCTTGTAGTAGGATTTCGCCCTCTTGTATGAGCCGTTGCCATAAGCCCCATCTACCTTGATACCCTCGGTACGCTGGAACTGTTTAAGCGCATTAAATGTGTCATCACCGAATATGCCATCTACCGCAAGTTTGATACCCAAATACCAATTAAGGAACTTTTGGAGGTACTTGACCTGTGTACCCTTTGCCCCCTTCTTTAGTACGGGCTTTGCAATCGTCCCTGTGTACTTGCCTGTCGGCTTCTTTGGAGGTTCTTTTGGCTTTGCGATACCAACCCATACTTGCGGTATAAGACCACGCATTTTGTCTTCGTAGCAATACCATCCTGTGTGATCTCGCCAGCCTGGGTCACGGGTATAAAAGTAGTGTTTTCCGTTCTTGTGCTTATACCCGGTAACAGCTATGAAGTGCCCCGAAGTAGTCCATACACAACCACCCCTTGAGCCACTTGTCATAAGGAACACAGCGCAGTAGCCCTTGCTGATGTAGTTGAACACATCGGACATTTTGGCTACATTCTTTACATTGGTCAGACCGAAGTGCTTCATAGCCGCCGGTATGCCAGCCCATGCAGTGCCCTGTCCTCTTACTGCGTAGCCTTTGGACTTCATCCATTTTGCGACATCCCACGGGGTAGTTTTTCCGTCTACCGCAAAGGCAAGATCCGCAACCGCCGTAGGACCGCATCCGCTATTTGACATGGAGGAACCATCGTAGTTCTTCTTGCCCCATCTTGAATCGGATTGTGAGTAGGTCTTATATGCCATCGTTCTCACCTCCGTCAATGTCGTAGTCCTCGGAGTAGTCCTCGGAGTCTATCTGACCCTTCTTGTAGGCTTTTTCGTGGCGGAGTCTGCCAGTATGGACACAAGCCTCTTCCGTGTAGTCGTTGTTGAAGTAGGTGGCGAGTGCCACGATAATGAAGTTCAAACAAATAGACACCACCTTGTAGATGATGTCTAAAGTCGAGTTGTGGAATCCTGTTATGTCTGTGCTCATTAGAGCCGTGTTCAGACAGGTGGCGATAACAAGTATCGTCCGTAGTTTTGTTCCTATGTTCATTTTTGATGTCCTCCCTTGTTTATGAGCATTAAAAATGCCCCTGTAAGGAGCAATAAGATAATTATTTTCATGTTCCCACTATGTATTCAAAGTCAAATACCACTCGCTTGTCAGTATTGTTTTGGCAGGTGACCCTTATCTCACCCGCAGTATTCAATGCGGCATAAGCATTATTGAATGGACTGTAGTGCCAGTTCCCTGACCCTGTGTGTATTCTGACTATTTGTGAGGGCATAGTCACACCTGACACTGTACCTACCATCACTTCTGTTGTACCAAAAGCATTTCCATTTGTCCTATATAAATAACCGCTAACAATTACTACTCCATTTCGCTCCTTAACATTCACCTCTCCAAAAGTAAACCCTGACGATGGAGTTATCGTGCCTGTTTTAGTGGATATTATCGCATTGAGGATATTCCCCAGTCTACTCACAGCAAACACCTCCTCTCATTGAGAAGATGTTGGTGAGTTTAGAGAGTAGTCGTTTAACTACCCCCCCCAGTTGGGGATAAGCCCGATTATCTCGGTTACGCTCTGTGCGGTGAAGTTTGAATGGTTGCCGCTTTTGTTATGTCCTATTTGCCCAGCGGTTTCAAACGATAAAGTATCCCCACTTATATTGCCGTTGAATCCCCTTATCCATGAAGCATTGCTTGTTTGAGAGTTGCCTATTCCTCGTACTACAGCACCATCGCTCACGGCAATTATAGGCTCTCCGCCCACAACCATAATAAATGCGCAATATTTACTTGCGTTTGGCACCGTTATGCTCCCACTTGACCATGTGCCCGTCCATAGTGTCTTGCCGAACGGATTTATGATGGCATTGAGAATATTGCCTAACCTACTCACAGACAACACCCCCTTTCGGAGATGTAGCAAGGTAGAATCCTTCTACCAAGCGAGAGAATGCGGTTAAGTAGTACCCCCCCCCAATGTCTTAAGTTTGAAGTACTTGGCTGATACTGACGATACGTTGGCAGATGTCGCAGTAGACAGCACCGCCCCTTTACGGACAGGAATTGACCGCCCAAGCCTGTTAGTGCTCGTCCCCGACAATGTATGTGACCATGTGTCGCCCACAAAAGAATCTGTGATATACAGATACCAGCTGCTAGACGATGGCGTTACATTGATCTCGATAAATCCGTTTTGTGGGACTGTCCAACTGCCACTACCCCAGTACACATCGCCAACTTTTTCCCAGTCGATGACTCTACTGACAATGGCATTAAGTATGTTCCCTAATCTGCTCATATGTTCTCCTTTCTATAG